ACGGAATTTGGGTTGGGTACGTTCCTGAAGCAGAAAATGAAAATTACGAGATTGGGGTACGTTGCGAGAATTGTATTCTTCATGAATCAGCATCTGTTTGTAAAATTGTTAAACAAAGAATCCAACCTGGAGGGTACTGCAGATTAGCCGCTATACCAGATGGAGTTGTGGGATCATCTAAGGACGATGATGATGACGATGATTCAGATGAAGAATAGGTTTACAAATAAACAATGAAAGTTTGGATTGACCAAGACCTATGTACTGGAGATGGACTATGCGCAGAGATAGCACCAGATGTATTCCACATGATGCCAGATGGTCTTGCGTATGTAAAAGAAGGGGACAAGATTTATGCGGCCGCTGTGGGGAACCCAGAAGGCGCAGCTGGAATGGCATATTTCGCAGACGATAGGCTTGCAGATGTAATTGAAGCAGCCGAAGAATGCCCTGGTGAGTGCATTTTTATAGAACCATAAAGGAATATAGTATGAATCAAGAAAATTTTTATGACTCTGAAAAACCAGAAGAATATGTCTATGATCCTGAACTTATTGACTATGATTTATTCTTTAAAGATTTGTGGAAAAAAGAAGACGACTTTTTAAAGTCTGTGGGCGTCCAGCCAACTAGCTAGTAACTGGTGTATCTCGTATAGGCAATTACTATAATCCCAGCAAACAGGAGGGATTATATGGAACAAATTAAAAATATTATAATGCGCATTGTTGCGACTTTCGCAGCTTCGGGCTTAGGCGTAATTGGTGCTGGCACAATAGCCGGTGTGCCACTCTGGAAAGCCATTTTCATGGCAGGTATTGCTGGCGTAGCAACTGTAGTAGAAGGTTTATCTAGGGCGTTTCTTGATGACGGTAAATTATCTGTTGCAGAAATAAATGAAGTCTTTAATGGAGTAGACAAAAAAGTTAAAAAAGCAGCAGATGCCAAATGAAGAAAGTGCTTTTAGCATTTGGAATACTTATTTTATCTGCATGTGGCTACAATGGAAATTACAGATACTCTTGTCAGGACCCAGAAAACTGGGAAGCAGAAGAGTGCAATCCGCCATTATGCAGAGTAGATGGAAACTGCACAGAAACTTTACTTGGATTCAATCCAAACGAAACAACAACAACACAGGAGATAGTCGCCCCATGAAAAAACGTTTAACACCAGCAGAACTTGATGCTCGACTTAAGTTTGTGGTTGGTTGCGTTATGGCAACCGTTTTAACCCTTACAACTATTGGAGTTATTTACGCTCTTGTATTTGTTACACAGCCAATTGGTGCTCAAGCAGAAAATGACAAAATGTTTTTTAGTGTTTTGTCCAGCATTGCGACATTTATTACTGGAACACTAGCTGGATTAATGATTTCAACTGGTGGCAATAAAGAAGATAAAAACGGTAACGGGATCCCAGACGACGAAGAGTAGTATGAATATTTCACCAGAAATGAATGCGTGGAATACGTGTTCATTAGAAGATTTATGGATTTTTGATAAATTAATTGTTGCCAAAAAAGCTGGTCACTTATGCGGGCCACGTGGGATACCCGTACCAAAACCTGGTGAATATTTTGTAAAGCCAGTTATTAACATTGAAGGTATGGGAGAGAGAGCCCGAGTAGAGTATCTTGAACAAGATACATGCCATCTGCACCCTGGAGAATTTTGGTGCGAAATATTTACCGGCGAACACATCAGTGTTGATTATAAAAAATACGAACCAATATTATCTGTCGTTGGGACTAAACACAGTAAACATCCATACAAAAGATTTACTTACTGGGAAAAAACAGAACAAACATACCCTCTTCCACACTTTTTAGGTCTCGTTCCTCTTAGGTATGAAAAAATTAATTGTGAGTTTATTGGTGGAAAATTAATTGAGATACACCTACGTGGCAATAGCGATTTTTCACATAAGAATACATCAATGATTCCAGTATGGAAAGATGAACACCCAGAAAACTTTGATGTTAACTTTCATTACACCCACCTGATCAGAGATGGATACCGCTTTATTAGCGACAACGGCCAAGAGTTAGAACGCCTAGGAATTTGGGTTCGTTAGTTGGGTATTATTACGGTTAAGCGTACTGCTTACCTTTCCACTGCTTCACTTTCCAAAAAACAGTAGTGGTATATCTTTCCCCAGAAGTTACAGTCTTAACACCGTGTGCATAATTTGCGCCACCTGGGAAATACACTAGCGTTCCAGCCTTAGGCTTAAAAGATATATCGTATTGGCTAAAGAAAAATTCTCCACCCTCGTAATCATCAGCGTAATACAAAACATTGCTTAAGTCTCGCCAAGATTCACACACCTTGTCAGCGTGCTCGTTTAGATGATCGCCAGGTAGGTATCTCGCCACTTGGTTAAATACTCCAGGCTCCACTTCGCAATCAAACTTTTCCTCTAAAAGAACTTGAACTTTTTGTCTATAAAAATCCATCAGCTCAACCAACTCTTTATCTTCGTTAAACTTTAATATAGATAAAGGAAATTCTACTGGATTAGGGTTTTCGGCAAACCCTGTTTTTTTAATAAAATCATTAACTATTTTTAAGTGTTCTTCAGAGATAAAATTTTCAACTATATAAATATTCTTTACATCTTCAGGGTCTATCAATACATCTTCAGAACCTTCGTAAAAATATCCGCTGTTATTTTTTATGTACATTTTAATACCAAACTGGCTTTGAGCCTTGTGTTATAATTTTTTTGATCTTTGAACCCGGGGCTGCATTTATTGAATAGGTGGTGCATCTGTTGTCCCAAACTATTATATCACCAGTACTCCAAGTAGTCGAAAAAACATTTTGCTCATCCTGAAAAAACTCAAGCAAGTAAGCTAAATATTTTTGCCAAACATCATTGTCTTTACCTATAGTAGAAGGGCCGCTATAAAAAACTGATTCCCTATTTGTCTCTGGATGGATGCGCAATGCCGGGTGCTTATATTCTTGTTGAGACTGTCTTTGATGTAAGTCTCTTGGGTTTTTAATATTCCAACCAGTAATATTGTGTTTAGTTATAAATTCAACAATTTTTGGATCCAACAAATTTCTTACTTTTTCTAAATCAACCCAACTAATTAAATTAGATTCCCCTACAGATTCAACAATCTCCATCATACATATATCTGCTACCTTAATGTCCCAGCACAGATCATTTTGCCATCTTGCGTAATAGCCATATTCTCCAGGGCCAGCATTTTGTAGCGGGGCAAAGAAAGAGTAGTCGTAATCCTCGTCAACCAAAATTGAAGATTCACCTGGAGCAAATGCTTCAATAAGGCTTTCTGTATCTTCAGGACAAAAATCTTTGAATACCAACACTTTATGGTCTAAAAGTAGACAGGGATCGTCAATTATTCCATTTTCAATTATTTTACCAAAATTAGACATACGACAATTATAGCATTTTATATTTTAAAAATCTTATACAATTAAAAAATTGTTGTTAACCAACTAAATTGTAGATGTCCAATAACATATTCTCAATTTCTTGATGAGTAAACAGTTCTCTATTTTGTCTTGTTACCTCTGATAATAGTGACTCAACTGATGCCTTAACGCTAGCTAGCTTTGCGTCGTCTTTATTTAAAAGTAATCTACTCATATTTAGTCCTCATCATTTTGTAGCATTTGGTGCGTGTAATGCACAGCCAAAGCAACACCAGTAGCTATCATAGCTATCTTTCTTGTGTCGCCTGACAGTGTAATAAATACTACCACGCTACCTGCTAATGTAAACGATAGTCCAGCTGTTTCTTTAGCGAACTTCTTAATGAAGCCCCATAAGTTGAACTTTCTTTCCATTGTACCCTCCTCGTATTTAAATATACTATTTCTTGTGAATTTTCCGTTTTCGTCTTCTTCTGGGCCGGCAATTTCTCCGGCTGCTTCTTGACCCTCTTCTTCTCGCCTGCTGCGTCCTTCAGTATTAGTACTACCAGATCCTCCAGAGCCACCTCCAGAACTACCTCCAGAGCCGCCTGTAGAGCCTCCAGAAGCTCCTCCTGTAGCTGCAGCTCCAACTACGCCAGCAACAGCTGTAGTCGCTGCTATAAGCGTTCTACGGCTTCCTACGTCAACCTGGGAACCTACAGCAACATAGTCGTCAAAGCCTTCTCCGTAGATATCGACTTCTTGCTCAAGAGCATCTTTAATATCGTCTGGTGCATTAGTGAGGGCTTCTGCCAATTGGGCTTCTTGCTCTGGTGATACATTTGCCACATCTAGGGCAGCAAACACTTCTGTGGCTTGATCTGGGGTTATGCTTTCTAGAACTTTAGGACTTGCGGAAAGTGCAGCTGATTGACCTGGATCAATACCTCCCTCTTGTTCAATCACCAACGTAACGACTTGTCCAACCTGCTCGCTCGTAATTGTGTCGGATTCCAACACATCTACGATGACTCCCACCGACTCGGCATCTAGTTCGTTACCTAAGACGGCAGTAAAGGTTTCAATCAAAACCTCGTTGCTTACTTCTTCGTCAAAGACCGAACCAAGAACAGTGTCCAACAACTCTGAGGTGAGTTCGTCTGCCAATACATCAACGATGAGGTCAATTGTTTCTGCATCGGAAAGGTCACTGTCAAACACGCTGTCAAAGATTGCTTCTGTTTGCGACATGCTCAGGTTTGTTTCAAGCAAGTCTTCAAGTACGGTCATAGTGTCCGCAGCTGAAATGTCCTCGTCAAACACGGCTGCCATAACTGTGTCTAGGTCGCCAGAACTAAGCGGACCATCAAAGATTGATTCCAAAGCCGACACCATATTCTCAGCAGAAGTATCTTCGGAGAATGCTGAATCCAAAACTGCTGTCAACTGTGCGCTGGTGATGTCTGCATCCAGCATTGTCGTTAGTGCTTCGGTGAATACATCTGCTGAAACATCTTCGGTGAAGACGGCTTCTAGGACATTGTCAAATTGAGCGTTGGTAAGTTCTGCTCCGAGGAGTGTGTCAAGAACAGCGCCAACCTCGTCAGCCTCAATATCGGTAGTGAATGTATTTTCAAGAATATTGTCCAATATGACTGTTGTGATTGGCTCGTTGTCTTCTATATCGGTGACGGTATAATCATCTGGTGGAATTATTACTACTACCGTTTCGGTTTCTGTTGGGTCTATTCCAATTGGTTCTGAGTATTCTGGAATTGTTTCTGTTGGCAATTCAGTTTCTGTTCCTGTTTCTACGGGAAGCTGCACCGTTGTGGATTCTGTTTCAGGCTCTGGGTATTGCGGGAGTGGCACTGTTGTACCGTCTGGGGGGGTCACGACGATAGGAACGACGGTCGTACTGGTCGTAGTTGTAGTAGTAGATGAAGTAGTTGTCGGGTCAAGAACAGTTGCATCAACAGTTACTTCAGGACCATAGGTGCAACTACCAGTTCCAACTCCAGCACACCCACCCGTCATCGCTTTAATGCCGAAACGAACTGGTCCATATCCAGTCGTAACAGGATTACTTCCAGAAAACATTCCAGTGCTTAATGAGTAGTTGGTTCCTTGATTAGTCCAAACTCCCCAACCACCAGATGTTGCTCCACCGATTACGGTCAGGTCGTAGAAACTAACTGAGTAACCGTAGATGACGCAATTACTTGCCGCTGACGCATCCCAATCAAGGTCAACGCTTCCGTCTGCGTTTGCAACAGCCGTCAAGTTCGTAACTGGATTAAGGTACGCCGCAGTAATCGTGTTGTTGGACTCGACATATCCAGAGCCTGAGAAATTGTTTGTGTTTTGCGCAGTAGAGCCAAAGGTGTTTCCGCTGGCTGTGGAGAAAGAGTTTGCACTTACTCCGTTGTACACGGACGAGCCGTTATCCCAATTATTTGCAAACTGAATAGCGGTGGTGTTGCCATTGAATGTATTACCTGAAACCGTTTGGTTACCAGCGCCAACCGCCCAACTTGTCGGAATCCATGACGAGAAGTACACGCCGACACCGTTTGAAGTAAATGTTGAATTTAGAACTTGCTGACGGTTGAGCCCCCCTAGATATGCGCCAACCTGTGTGTTGCCTGTGAACTGACTGTTATTTATTTTGACAAAGCGCTCGGTACGAATACCATAAGTATTTGATGTAAATGTAGAGCCATTGACATAAATACGATTTGAGTAATCAGTATCCGTAAGGCTTAGGGTGTCAGGTGTGTTTCCGTGGTCAGAGGTAATTGCATAACCATTATTGGTGAATTGGGAATTATTGAATGTGGTGACGCCACCGCCGCCTTGGTAGAAAGCCCACGATGAATGATTGGAAATCTTGATTCGGTTGAATGTCATTGTTCCGGAGGCGTTGTAAATAAGCCCACCGTCCCATGAAACATTTTTACCTTGTTTGAATGTGATGTCTTCAATAACAATTGTTCTTGAGCCATTGTTGTAAATGGCTCGCCACAAATTATTGCCATCAATAATTGTCGTAGCCATTCCCGTGCCGGTGATTGTCACCCCAGCCGTAATCGCAGGCAGGTCAGAAGTAAGGGTGATGGTTCCTTCTGTGGTGATGTCAATGGCGTCATAGATTCCACCAGCAGTTGCATTGGCTTGTGTGATTGCCCAGCGAAGAGTTCCGCTTGACCCATCATCCAAGAGACTTGTAACTTCAAGCGATGTTGCAGCAGGAATAGTAGTAGTCGTAGTACTTGTTGTAGTTGTACTACTGGTAGTAGTAGTTTGGGCAACAGTAGTTGTAGTTGTAGGGGGAACCGTTGGTGCGGTTTCGCTATTAGAAGCAACCCCACCGAATGTGGTGCAAGTTCCAGAGACACAACGCTCTGTTGAGCCAGCCTCGCTATCAATCATCAGTACTGGAGAGAGGGAGGTGTCCCCAAGGTTAAAGACAGCAAAACCAAGTTTGTATGTTCCGGTTATATCGACTTTGTATGTAGATGTTTGCCAACCAGTAGCACCATAGGAATTCGTTGAATAGTCGCCAGTTCCTGGGTTGGTGAATCCAAGAAGGGCATACGACTGTACGTAATTGTTCACTCTTATAACTGGAGTTCCAGTTACAGTTACTGGCACAAGGCCGGTCACAGAACCATCGTTATAAGGAACATAGTCCGTTCCTAGGTAGTTCCAAGACATTGTGTAGGTAGTGCCAGCAGTTAGTTGTACTTCTCTAGTAATCCATGCCGCGTTGGTTGGCGTAGGACTCCCAAACCCAGATGCATTTCTATCTGCTGTCAACTGTGCCTGTATTGCTGTTTGCGGAGACCCAGACAATCCGAGCGCAGTCATTGCGTCAGAGAATGTAATTTGTCCAATCGGTTGCAGGGCGACTGCTTTTGCTGCATTGTTTGGCCCAAATGTCCAACTTCCAGCAGATACCGCTGGAGCGTAATATGGGTTCGCTGACCCATCTTGTTTTGTAGGGCTGCCCATTGCTCCATGTTGACTATGGGTAAATGTCCTAGAACCAGTAAATATAGTTACGCCAGTTCCGTTGCCAGTAATGGTGCTGCCCAATGCCCCCGACTGGCTTCCCTTTTCCCAGCCCGTAAAGGTTCCGTCCTCAAATCCTGCGTCCGGAAAAGAAGTGGAGGTTGCACTTGCAGATCTAACTGGTGGGACAAAAGATCCTATCAAAAATAATGGAACAAAGATCCATGCGGCTTTGCGCGTAAAAGCATATTTCAATCTAGTAGTTATATTCATTTGCCCTCCGCAAATAATAGTAATGACTAGATAATAAATATTTTGATTAATCTATATCAAGAAGCCAAGAATTAAAAGAATTTTTCTTTCCTGTTTCCATATAAGAAGTTAAATCACTAAGTTCTTTTAGCGCTCTAGTTTCAGCTTGTGCCTGTGATGGTTTGCTTCCGCTTTCTGAAGAAACACCATACTTTTTGAACCAATTAACCAACACATTAAAAGCTACATTAACATCAGAGTCTTGTTTCCAAGTATTTTCTCCACCGATATTCCATGGGTTAAATAAAAATCCTACGCCCCTAACATTCCAAGGTTTGTCTATTTTTTTCATGATTGATACTTGAGGTATATATGGAAGTTGAATGTTTGTAAGTTGTTTTTCTAAATAATTAGAAGGCAAACTAAATTTAGATTTCATCATCCACACTTGATTAGCGGGTATCCTCGCCCAATCAGCTAAGTAAGACGAAGCATTCTTTCTATCAGCTATGTTGTATTCACCTTCAAAAGCTGGCGTGTTTGCATTAATCAAAGCAAGTGCAGAATTTTTAGAAGACTTCGAGGGACTAGATGCTTTGCCCTTAATGTCTTTTATAATATTTTCATTTTTTATAAAAGCTTCCCATGCGTACTTCTTATTATTTTTACTAAGATCTGCTTCTCCGCTAACAGCATAAGGAACAGACCAAAGCATCGCTGTTCCAAGCCAACCATTTTTGGGGTCAAAACTATTTGTGTCTTCTGGCTTACATCTTATTTGTAAAAACCCTAAATGTTCTGAACCATTTGCTACACCTATTCCTATTTTATTTTCAGCTAAGTTTCCTTCTCTAGAAGCAATAGCTGTAAACACCGCCGCCAAACCAAAAGAAAAGTTTCCGACCAATGGATGAACCATCATTTCAAAAAATTCATCATATGTTAAAAAATCACCCGGATCAGATGAACCATTATATGGTTTAGCTACTTTAAATATTTTAGGGGAAAGACCATCTAAATTTTTTAGGCTAGGAAGCACTGTAAATTTATTGCTAGTTACTGTTGTTTGCCTGCCAAAAGCACCACCTCCTGTTTGAAATGGTGTTGAACTTTTGCGTGCAGGAGCATCAAAATCTATATTAGAATTGATACTTTCATTGATAATATTTGGTTTTACCGAAAGATTAGTTAAGGCTGGCGTTGAACTTACTTTTTTTGTTGCGCTAACTATGTTTGGATTAACTTTATTTAAAACTTGTTTAATAGTTGAAGCCTTTTTGAGATCTTCCATTTTACTTCTAACCAATGGAGTAGCAAAAGCAACTATGTAATACGTTATATGCCAATCGTCATCTGACAAAAAATTTTCTCTTGACCAACCATAGTTTAACATATTATTAGCCATCCAATCGATAGCTTTTTTATTTTTAAAAATATCGTTATGCAAATCTACAGATATGCCCCAACCATGATTCGACATCCCGGGTGTCGCCATAGGTGGATCTCCAGCTTTAGAATATTCTCTTTTTTTATACCACCATTTTCCGCTGTCATTAGGGTATAAAGAATTTGGCCACCAATACTTTATATAATCATTACCAACAAAACTCCCACCATATGCAGAAGAAGATCGGCTGACACCATCTTCAAGTACAGGGTTAGCCGCCACTGTCGGGAACTCATGGTTGTTAATAAATAGTTTTCCGTTACGCCTCCATTCAGGTTTATCATCAAAATACGCTGGGTATCTTCTATCGTATTTTCTAGACCACGGAGTTGGTGAATACTTTTGTTTAAAGTTTTTTACTGCGTTATTTAAATCTCTAAAAGCTGAAGTGACTCTTAGTTTATACTTTGTCGCAGCAAAAAGGTCGTCTGCCATTACTTTAAAAGATATTGCAGCTGTTCCGAGACAGTTTAAAACTTTCTCCAAGACCAAAGCTTTGAAGTGTTGGGCCAAAGTGGGGAGCTACCCCATTTTCATTAGGTACGTATAGACCAGAACTCTTATCATAATGAGTCCATGTTTCAAATGGGTCCCTATCTAGTTGCCTTATTGGCCAATCATTTCTTGTTTTTAAACTCATTGTGATTTATACACTCCTCTTGCGCCATCTAAGCTAAAGCCTATGGGTGTTATAAATTTAGCTGAAGCTTTTCTTTCTTTAACATTTGTTTTTTCTGATTCAGGGCCAGAGTATCTAACATAATTTCTTGTAGCATCAATATTGAGATAGTCTGACGGAACAAAAATTTTACCTAAAGGATATGTTCTTCTTAAAGTTTTATTCCAAACCATTCCATACCACCAGTTGCCATTTATAATAAATGTATTTGGGTTATCAAATATTGCAGCCTGAGCAATGTTTAGTGTTGCAGAAGCTATTTGGAACCATTCTAAACCATTCCACATATATATTTTATCTGTGTCAGTTTCATATATTGTTTCAGAAAAACCAGGTGCCACAGGCCTTTCCGTAGACAAACACTTATATGTAACATTATATTCTTGTGTTTGCGATTCCGACAAAGAAACTCTGAATTCAAAAGAGTCACCATTCCTCCAAATTAATTTGTTCCTCAAAGACAAACCAGGACCATGATCCGTCACCCTATTCTCACACGGTGCCTGCCTGTATCTATCGACTGCTAGCTCAGGAATAGATTTCATTCCACCATACATAGAAAAGAAACATACCGCCAAAGATTCTGTTTCTCCAGTGCACTTAGGTGCGTCCCTTTCTAAACCTATTTTTCCGATATTCTTTACCACTCCCGCATCATCTGATATATTAAATTCTAAAATCCAAGAAGTGTGTGAAGCTATTTGAGATATAATTAAATCTTGTTTTAATGATTTAAACTTTGTCTCAGCGAACTCAGCATTGCGTGCCCATAGACCATCATTAGATTGAAGTGTTGTTTCATTCTTCACTGGATCATTAATAACTATTACGCCATCAGTAGGTGGTTGAACAGTTTCATTAGGTGGAGTTACCTCTGGGTTTCCAGGAATTACTGGAGCTGGCTTTGGCGGCGTGACTCCTGGAGTTGGATTTGGGTTTACTGGTTTAGGTTTTGTCGGCTTAGGTTTTGGAGCCGGCGTTGGAGAAGGTGCTGGAGCCACTGGAGCCACTGGCATATTTGGATCTGGTATAGTTGTAAACGTTATACTATCCCACTTACCTGCGTTACCAGACCAAGATTTGCCGGCAGAAGACTTAAGAACATGAGCCCCAATAAAAACACTTATATCTGTGTTATAAGGCAAAACATTTTTAGGCGTAATAGTTATACTGTTGTAATCTAAGAAAGAAACTTCAGAACTAAATATATCTATTTTAGCTAAAGCTTTAGTAGTATTTTTTTTGTAGAAGAAAATAGACCCGCTATTTCTTACCATAGACAAGTCAAATTCTAGCGTTAACTTAACATCTATATTAACTCTTTTATTATCATTTTCTGGGGTTAATGAAGTAACTGAATATGACAAAAACTTTGGTTCAGCAACTACGGGGCCTAATGGGGCGGTAGTTGTAGGTGGCGCAACACCGTCTCTTTGATCTGGGATGGTTATCTTAGGGATAGGGACTGTTGTGACCGGCACTGTTGTCACAATCGTGCTTGACGGTGATCCGTTAGCAGGAGTTGTAGTAGTAGATGGTGTAACCACTGTTGTCGTCGTGACGCCATTAGCAACAATGGTTGTTGTAGTTTGAGTGCCATCTGGGGTTACTGTTGTAGATGTACTTGGAGTGTATGGTGGTAGCACTGGAATTTTTGGTGGGAAAACAATAGTCGTAGTAGTTATTGATCCATTTGGGTTCGTGACTGTAGTTGTTGTAGATTGTTGTGCTGGCAAAGTTGTTGTAGTAGTTGCCCCAGGTGTTGTTGTGCTTGTTGTAGTGGTTGCTATTGGTCTTGGGGCCCCAATGCCAGCTGCTCCAGCTCCAGGCCTTGCACCCGGTGCTGCTGGGATATATTTAGTTACAGTTGTCGTAGTTGATGGCAACAAAGTAGTAGTCGTCCCAATTTGTATTGTAGTTGGAGTTGTTGAAGAGGTAGGCGGTACGTTGATAGGCGCAGTCGGGATGCCCGTAATTAAATCATCTACAATGTCAATATAATTAGGCGGGTGTATTCCATCGCCAGGAGCGTTAAAATCTCCAACAAATATAAATCCATACTTTTTGCAAAGCATTTCTAATTTAAGATTAAAATATGTTCCAGGATACTTATCGTTCAGTTGTTTGGATATTCCCATGACATAAACTAAAGCAATTAGTTTTCTATCTGTAAAAACTTTTATTTGGTCAAACTGCTTTTTTGCATCACTCAATGCGCTGGCAACATTGCTAGCTTGCTTTATCTGATTTGATGCCCCGGTTGAAAGCCATAATATTCTGCCGTTTAGCTGCTTGTCTTTTTGATCTATATACTTAAGAACGTTATTTATTCTCCTTGAGACTTCGTACATGTTATCCCCGACTTTATGATGATACCCATCCCAAACGCAAAACTGGCTGTATAAACCACTCGACTTAGGAAAATAATTTTCATTCTGACAAGCAGAAGGGTCGTTAAGAAAAACGTTTGGCACAACTTGTGAAGTTTCCACTCCTGGATTCAAAGAATCATATCTATCAGATAATCCTACTGCAATACTGTCACCAATTATAATTGGTACCTTATTAGTTATCGTTGTTACATTTGATGGGGTGATTGTTGTTGTTGGGGACAGACCATCTCTTTGATCTGGATAAACTATTTTAGGAGCGACAGTTGTAGTAGTAGACTTTGGCGGGACAGTTGTTGTTGTTGACTTCTTGGGTATAGTTGTTGTTGTAGTTGCTTTAGGTATTGTTGTGCTAGTTGTAGGTTTTGCCGGGATAGTGGTTGTTGGCGCAGAAGGAACAGTTGTTGTTACTGGAATATTTTTTCTAATATCCGGATTTCTTAATAACTGATCTATTTTTTGTCTTTCTATAAGAATTTTAGAATCTAAATACCCACTTATATCTTTCTTAATGTCGAAAAACCCCTCTTGAAGACTTCGTATTTGGTTCGATTCCAAAACTGTTTCGGTACCGAGAATAAACATTATGTTAAATGGAGAAACAGTGGTAACTGATAATTTTACTGGATAAACTTTGTTATCTAATCTAGTAACACGAGCCCAATGATTTGCTGGCTTATTATCTGGAGTCGCCATTCCTGAAGGCCATTTCTCGACTTTTTTAAATGCGTCAACAGTATTTTTGGCTCCGCTCCCTCCGGAATTAAATGGGAAAGTATAATCTGGCTTAATTGAATAATAAGAATTATTAAATGTAAAGTTTCTAGTCACAAGTTTGTTGTATACATAATCTAGGTCATTTAAAATTACAACTTTTCCATTTTGCATTAAATCGGCCAGAGCACTGTGCGCTAACTTTAGATTGTATGAATACAGCGAATCTCTTTGTTCTATTTCCAAAGACGACGTGGCTATCATTCTGCCATTAAGCTTATTCAACAATGGAACAAAATTTTTTTCTACATAATTTTTGTATTCTGGCAAATAGTATATTGTAGACTTGTAGGGGGGATTACCTGGAACATACTCGACGATGCGTAGTGGGTTGTCGCCCGTCACAACATTCACTAAATCTGATAAATTTACCGCTTGAACGTTTGTAAGTTTCTCTACGGCTAAACCTCCTGGCTGCTCATTTTCGAGCCTAGATATAGAAATTTTTAAATTTTCTGGGTACAGTGCATTATTTTTTTTATTTGATATTTCTTTTCTAAAACCCCATAAGTAATTATAATTTTTAATTTCATCAGAAGTGGTTGCTGGTTGTTCTCCAATACTATCTGTTCTAACAATTGTTTTTTTTGTAATAACTGCTGGACTTTTTATTCCAATATAATTTAATGTATTAGCCATGATCCCAGCATAACCATTTACGGCGGTTGGGTTAACTACTAAAATAGTTGGTCCATTAATTCTTGGAACAACATTATTGTCCCAAGGAGAAGATCCAATTGGCTTAACAGGTGTGACCGTAGTGGTCTTTGTTGTCGGCTCTACAATAGTTTGCCAATAGCCACCACCTGCACCTGGAAATATTGAGGGAATTTCAACATTTTTGCCAGACCCGGTCAACACCAGTTATTGTGTTACCCCCCTTGTTCCCTGGGTCTGGGACCCATACTCTTTTTGGCGTGGTAGTAGGTACGGTTTTTGGCACAGTTGTTGGCACAGGCTTAAATTCATCTACTTCTTCCGTTGTTCTATCTGTGTATTTACTTGGCTTAGTTTTTGCCGCGTAATAAACTAATGTATTTTGAAAATCTGGATCAGTTTTAGGCATATCGCTACACCAGCTCCACCCATAGCTTGCGCCATTAGTTTTAATGAAATTAATTATTTTATCATTATTGTTTTTTATCTGGATGCAAAGACCAGTGCCAAAAATGTTAAATCCAGGAAGGGGGTTGTACTTTATTATAGTTGTTGGGTACCACTTCACCCCAGCATAAATTCTTCCGTTTTTTACTTCTGGAATACCAGAAGCTTTAGAAACATTAGTCGGAGTCTTGCTGTTTATTGCTTTAAATTCTTTTTCTTGAACAGATAAAGTTTTATATACAGTTGTATATTCTATTTTTATCCCTTGTTTTTTTGCAGCTTGCACCATGTCGTCCAGTGTCCACGCTGGTGCGAAAGGAAGCTTAATAGATGATTTATAAAAATCTTTTTCCGGCAACGTTCCGTTATATGCGCCATAACTTTTTGCTTCAGTGGTATAAAGATAACTTAATATTTTGCCAAAATATATAAATTTTGGTCGTGACGTAAGTTGCGGTACTATAGGGACACCAGTTGCATCAAACCTCCCCTGATCGCCAGGTAGCTTATACTGAAGCGGGTTAGCCGGCAAACTATTTACATCTACTCTTGTTACACCCATAGAAAATAAACCTTAATTTAATAGTTTAGATATACTAATAGTAACTAAGAGAAGCTTATGCTATCTAAAATTCTTACGAACCCAATCAGGATATGTCTCGTCTACCTCATAGTATTTTAGCGGGAACCTATCAAATGGATCCATGCCCTCGTTTATTCTGCGAAATATCTCTTTATCATCTTTAAATTCTTCTAGATTGTATTCGGTGTGAGCAAAAGATTCTATCTTATTTTTTATGTTTTCAATGTCTGTGAAAAAAGAGAAATGCCATCCAGCATCGGGTATTGTATACCAGGTTCCAGCTCTCAACTCTTGGCAAGATTGAGCCTCTACATCTTTAAATCTAGCAGCAATTGGTCTAGCTCCCTGATTGCAGTGTTCCGGAACTTGCCAGTTATAATTCCAAAAATATTGTTTAACATCTAATCTAGCCGGGGTTTCAACTAGCTTTAATTGATTAATAATATTTGAGCTGATTATTTCATCCGCGTCAGAAATGATTACAATATCATCTGCTTCGGCTTTATCTAGGCCAAAGCGAATAGCGTTGCGTTGGTAATGTTCTCTTTCCCAAGGCGATTTAACCATGGATAAATCTGGAGAATTAAAATGTATTCTAATTTTAATTATTTTATCTTCCCATTTTTTAGCCCAATCAGGAAGTTGGTCAAGATGAAATGGTTTTTCTTTTCCAGTAAATGTTTCGGAAGCTTCGACTATAACAAAGTGGTCAACAATATCACCTAGTTCTTCAAACCTTACGCGAAGCAGGTCTTCTTCGTTAAAATATGTAAAGCAATCAAAAATTTTCATATACGTAAACACTTTCATTTTTAAACATTGAATATCTTTTAATTTCTTTTTCAATCTGTGTGTCTGGCATTAGCTTTGTTCCGAGATGCGAAGCCCAAGTCCCAGGATTCACTACGAAAGCAAAACCTCCTGGTTTTAAAACTCTTTTGATTTCTTCAGCTACCTGTTGATAATCATTATTGAATACTTCTGGATCATAACCAATAGAGATGAACAGATCAAGACAGCCATCAGAAAAAAACATTTGATTTAAGCCAGCTGGCCAATAGTAGTTATTCTCATTGTCTTCTAATGGTGGTTGGAATGAACTCCATAATCTTAATGCGCCAATTCCATGCTCATTAGTATATAGAGTGTCTGATAAACCAGTGTCTCCTTGATAGCAAACGGTAAAAGAATTATTTTTAAATACATCCCTTATTATGTGTGCTACATGATTCCAATTCATTTATTTGACAGGCTTAACAGCGTCTACTTTAAGCCAACCCCATTCGTCTCCACGTTTGACATCTAATACTTCAAAACCCATTCTTTCAAAGTCGTCTTGTAGCATTCTGTGTGTTAAGCCCACGAAATGAAAATCAAAAGGATTTAGTTGCTCTGCAAAAAAGATCTGTTGCATTCTTCTATCGCCGTCAAGAGAATCCATTTCAAGTATTTGGTTACACGCCAATAAAAAGTCTGGAACTTCAATTCTAATCATTCCACCAGGCTTAACTATTCTGCACCATTCAGCCAAAACAGCTTGGTATTCTTTCCAGGGGAAATGCTCAAGACACTCTGAGTTATAAACTATATCTGCAAAATTATCTGGAAGATTGATCTTGCGAGCGTCACAGACTACATCGACTGGAACATAGGTTTTATTAGCGTGATCATACAGTGGCGTTGGATCTATATCAATATGAATCCAGTCTGGACCAAGATATGTTCTAGTGCCAATTACGACTTTTGTGCCTGCACCCTTAGGTATTGTCTCTAGTCTCATTTAAATTATTCTTCCTTTATAAAAATCTTTGTATCTTGGAACTTTTATTAGATCATACTCTCTGCCTTCTAAGACTACAACCTCTGGATTAGCGTTTAAGTCAGGCATTCTTATCTTCCAGTATTCTTCAAGATAGAGTGCATTGCACGGCCAGTCTTCAAATCTTAAAACATTAGTGCTATGGTAATTCATCCCTTTGCCGCAGAAGTACGGTACCCACTTGTTCATCCATTCGACAACGCCACGGCCTATTCTGGCATGAGCCTCAGGGTCTGTTGTTTGCTTGGCGAGGTGATGGACTGCCACCTCTTTAGCTACGCCCATTTTCCAGCCGGCAAGACGCATTCTAGTTTGGTAGTCAACTTCATTTTGGTGACCGATCTCTTGGTCAAAATACCCTACGTCAGCCATAGCTAATTTTTTTAACATCCAGAAGCAACCAGTGCCCCACAGGCACTCTGTGTATTTATCTCTTTTTATTTCATAAGAGTTATACCCGCCACTAAAAACCATCCCTAATTCTAGATTTCTAGCAAGATATCCCCACATGATTTCATCCCAGCCCTTGGTGTGAACGGTGGCATCGTTGTCCGAATAGGCAACATATTCTGTTTCTGCCCATTCTAATATTTTATTAACCGCACCGGAATACTTTATGTTTACATCTAAATGCATCGGAATAATTCTAGAATCTTTTGCAGCGTAGTATCCTAACAGCTGTCTAACTCTAGGATCCTCTGATGCGTTATTGACCAGGAGAAGTCTCCACTCTGTTGTAGAATTTAGAATAATATTTTCTACTGCTGCTTGAATTCCTTCAGGGTTGTTATAGCATGATATGCCAATATCTAGTCTCATTTTTTAATCCACCATGAATTGTTTTCGTGTCTAACAAAACCCAATTCTACCAGCAATGGATTCCAATCCCACTCAAATCTGTTATTGACAGAAAGATGCATTGGTATAGAATTACCGTGTTCTGCGTCACCTATACCAAAAGCATTGAGGGGGATAAAAACTCCATCTTTTTTCAAAGTGTCGTAAACGGCTTTTGCCCATTCTTCGACATTTACAACGTGCTCAAAGAAATCTAGTGCAACTACCGCATCAAACGCTCTATCGCCAAGTTTAGGTTCGAAGCTACTAGTGAATAATGTATTGATAACAAGCTTTTCTTCCAGACTAAATCTATACTGCGCAAAGTTGGCTGTTTTGCCACCTTCCAAATCGTGATAAGTTGCCTCTAAGCCTTCTTCGGCCAATCTTATGCTTAAAGAACCAATACCGTCACCCAACGCAAGAACTTTGTTTTTATTTGAATTTCTTAAACCAAGAGCTATGCCTTCGCACATACCAGAATAGTTAAAACCTTGATCTAGATGATAAGCTGATAATTCCCAAATATACGTATCTGTATTTCTATACCAATTTAGAAGAGACTCAGAATTGTTGACATCTGTTCTTCCATCATTAAAGTCATTTGCTACCTCATGATGGTTATAATGAAATCCTTTTTCTAATCTTTGTTTAGCGTATCCTTCAGGTACTTTTAGAAATTCTGATATTTCTTTTGCGCGCTTATCTACACTCATTTACTCTCCATCATTGATCAGACACAATTTAATTGTATCATCTTTTATTTTAATTTTTCTATATAGGGTAAAATTGGGAAAAAAATTTTAAGGTCAAATTGGTTTTTGACTTTTTTCTAATAGCCGGAAAAAGTAGTTGTAATAATTCTACCATCTCTTTGATCAATTGGTGGTAATTCTTTTCTTACTAAAACTCTTTGTACCCACCTATCAGTCCCATCATATCTTGCCTGAAAAGGTTTTCTGCCATGAATTGTTTTTCTATTATCTATGACTAATAGGTCACCTGTTTTTAGAACTATTTCTTTTATGCTTTTTTGGATTGCAAGTTCAAGTTCCTCAAGAACCAATCTAGCCAGATAGTCATTCGGCTTCATGACAGTCGCATCGTAAGTAAAGGTTAACATTCCATCAGCTTCTCCAATTATAGAAGTAGGTATCTGCTGGTCTTCTTCCCCATTTGTCCTAAAGCTAAGATCTATTCCTGTTGTAAACATTTTTGACTTCAGTATGTTTTTAGTTTCTGGGCTAATATGTTTGAGTATGTCAGATAAATTGGCATATGTGGTTACTGCCTGAGGATCCCCCCTAAGGCAAAACAAAACTACGTAATCTGGTTTGTAAGGATGAAATGCGGTTTCTGTATGAAGAGCTAATTCAGTTTTAGATGAAGTAGATATCTGCTGATACTCAGTTTTATGAACTGGAACTATGTTCTGTATTATCTGACCGTTTTGTTCCTGAATATAGCCAATCGGATAACCATATTTTTCAGCGTGCCTAAGAAGAACTAGCGTACTTTCTTTGGAACTAGCGTGCTGGGGCGAACTGACGATTGGTGTAGCTGGAGTTGGAGGCACATATCCAACATCTAAATTCTCGTAAAGAAAAATTCCCATAAAATATTTTTAAGACGACAAAACCTTTAGTATTAAAAAGAATACTTTGCTTAGATTGTCAGGAGCAATACTAAAAACATGTTCTTTTTCAAGGGTTTTAATTGTAACACAATGTACGTCTACTAAATCTCCATTTGAAGTTATAGAAGCTGTAGGTTTAGATATGGAAATATCAGTGATGGTTGGCATAAAGCCATCGAACATACCATTATTTTCCATGCTACATTATAGCACAAATTACTTTTTTTTCTTCGCTGCTCTCATATTGTCTATCAAGTTTGGATAGGGGCGACCAGCAGCTTTTGCAGACGCTTTAGCTGAAGCCTTGGCCTTAGACGAAAGCTTCTTTGGCTTCTTACTTGGACTCGGGCTGTCCCAAACGGCTACTTTTTTTGCAGCCATTACGATATCTTTAATATGAGATATATTTGGACTGCGTGAAGAGCGAAGTAAACACAGTTTAATCCCCAGCCCTTAAAAGAATTTTTGTTTATATGCCAGTGCATGTCGTGAGGGTTGTGGCCTTGACCCATATTAGCTCCAGAAGAAGCATTATTACATGAATCCCCGTTGTCAACGTGATGATTTATATTTGTGCAGTTCATAATTATTTTTTCCTGTTAATCTTTCTAAGTGTTTTAGCAAGGTTTGCTTG